TTCTTTAATGCTTCATCTATTATTAATTCATACTCTCTCATCTAAAAGCCTCTTGCTTTCATTTTCAAGATTATCAATCAGGAAATTTTTCACATGGACATCTTTGATAGAAGGTATCCATAAAAAAGATATCCAAACTTCGGTAATAGATTCTTGTTCATTGACTGGTTTTACACTTACATTCAACATATCCCCAGAATCTACTTCTAAATCTAAATGCCTCAAGTTAATTTTCTTTGTAACAACAAAAGATTTCGATTCAGCATGGGTATTATCTTTTATTGTAATTTCTACAAATGCTCCTTCTTTTAATTTACTATTTATTATTACTAAAGCTTTAGAAATTTTACCTGTACATGGAAATAAGTATCTTAACACAGAACCATTTATACTATCAGCAAACATAGCATTAGATATTGGATAAGGAGTTATTATAGCAGTTGTAGTTTTTCTAGTCCTTCTCGTCAAACGCTTGACTATCATTTCGAGTTTTTTAACCCTACTTTCTAACTCATTTTCCATTTACCCCTCCATTTGATCTACTTCTGCAATTAACTCTTCAACAAGATCCATTCCAAGTTGTCTTACTTCGGTTAATATAGACTCAGTCCAATCTCTTACACCTTGAGTATTTCTATTTACAATCTCAACTTGTCTCATAGCAGCCATGATTAATAGCATAGGATGTGAAACAGACCAGTAGTTTTCATCTGTGTCATTTACTAATTCATTTGAATAGAATAAACCCTTTACTTCAATCAAAGTTTTATTTTTCACAGGGATGTTTAAGATTATAGAATTATACTCATGCGAATTTCCAGCTGGAACATCTACATAACCAATAAAGGATTCAATCTCAGAAATGTTAGCACCTTCTGGAATATATCTAGTTATGCAAGGGGAATAATAAATAGGTATTCCCATATTTCTTTTACTTGGCAAATTAGCCATATAGTTGGATACTATATCTTGCAAACTCCGTTTTTCCAACTGTGTTCGACCAGAAATGGAATCAGTAGCCCAGACTTCTTTAATGGCTCTACAATGAGGAAATGAAGTGCTGAAATGTCCTATGTCGATAACTCTAAAACATGAAGCCCAGGATTTTTGTGTTTCATCTAGACGATCAAGAAACTTACGTCCCTCATTTATAAAAAAGTCAGCTCCATTATCGCTACCATCTTCATTGACAAGTTCATACAAACCACTTAATTCACGAAATTTTTGTCTGATTTGTAATAAGTTCATTGTTATTTACCAGTTTGTTTAAATTTTAAATGGTCTTAATAGACTAGGCTTTTACACCTAGTCTATTAAAAATTAAAGATTATTATCCAAACCAATGCCATTGAGTACTGCACACTTCTGCGGCAACCCAAATTCGAGACCAGCCTCAGTCAAGAACTCTTCATACGTACCATCAATTCTACGCTGTCCATAGCCTTCAGGATGGTTCTTTGCAGAGGATTCGCTATAGAACATAGTGTCATCTATATATCGATACACGAGCTCTTTAGGTTCAAGAATAACCATCATATTTCTTGTAGAAATATCATAGCTAAACAATGGATGAGTTTTCATATGAATAGAACCAAACGGTGTCACCCACTCACGAATCTGCATTCCATAGACTTTCTGTGCCGGTTGGATGTTTACTTGGCCGCTAGACATGGCAAGAGCATCTATTCCAAGCAATGCGCCGCTACCAACAAGGGCAAGTTTTTCATCTGAACCATAGCGAAAGATTCTTTCAAGCATATTTTTGAACCAGTTTTCGCCACCAGATGTCCAGGATTTACCTGAATAATCTGTATTCAACGTATAATCATCGCAGTTTGCAGAAGCATACTGTCGAATGAAGTTGATTACTCCCATAGTTGTACGCTCAGGCTTTCCATTGTCACCTATGTTCTCAGTACGAATTCCCCAGATAGATGCAAGTTCCATCTCCCAAGAATGCATTTCCAAAGCTTCAGCTTTAGCTTTCTGATATTGTTCATCAGTGCGAAGCTTTGTCTTTCTGGCAGTTCGAGTTATTGACAAAGGCGTACGAAAAATCTGTGTATAATTATAAACCTTAGTTGGATTGAGAGCTATTGCATCCGGCATCTCACCACCTTCAGGATTTATATTACCTATGATTTTAAAATAGTCACAATCACTCAGGTCATGGTCAGGGGAGTTATCATCATCTTCGAGTAACCTTACAGCCAAAACAGAGTTAGTCGAACCTCTTGTGACTCCAGTAACTTTACCAACAACATCTACACGATAATCGTCTGAGTCACGAAGAAGTATCTGATGACCCTCACGAATACGTTTGGCGAGTTCTGTGGTCACTACAACATATAATACATCTCCAGAAACTCCACCACTTGTATAAGCATTTGAGAGATCAGGAAGTGTGTAAATGCCGTTTATAGCACCACTAACTGTCGATTGTTCTTGAGTCCACCAATAGAATTGTGGATCAGTTGTTTTTTCACTACTTGCCATAGACAGAATGGCTGTCAGAGGCGTCATACCGTTAGGGTAACTTGTATCAACTATGTTTCCATAGTTGCCGGACTATATCTTCTGCTCATTGGCAGTCTGGCGTATAGTCTCTGAGGATACCTTGGAGTATCTAGATTTATTTCTACTAATAGCATCCTCCAACCGATGCTGTTTTCTAAAGCAATAGAACATAAAACCAGATTTTATGAGAGATGGCAATGAAATAGATATTATCATTCTCTTTGCATGCCTAGGATTAAGATGTTCCTCAATATACTTACCTGTTAAATTTATCTTCAACATCCTAAGCAAATCTGGAATCTGTGTCATAAAAACCTTAGTCCCAGAAAGTGTTACTCTATAGAAAAATCCATCTCTGCATTGACTACTTTTTTGTTTGATAATACTTCCATCAGTGTCTAACAAACCTGCTAAGAGCTCCAATTTAGCATTCTTACTAGAATTCCATATATAATCTGGAAGCTGTGTCTTAGCAGCTGTAGCTAAAACAACGAAACTGGTAAAGTCTTTATTATACCAAACAGTTCTGTAAAGTTTAGTTCCTTTAGGAGTAATTTCCTCATAGCAACAAGGCTTTAGATCAGTGATACAAGACGAAACATTTGTTCTACATTTAGAAAGTATTTCAAAATCCATACATTTAATCCCTATAGCATAGGATCTAGTAAATGGATTCCAACTATACCAGCCATCACCTAGCCACGCTCCAAAGAAATACGAAAGTTTCTCCCAAGGAAAATCACCAAGGTCTTTCCTGCTGATTGCCGACATATCTTTCTCCTTTTTGCACTTTGGCAAAGAAAGCTTTACGGTGTTCCAGCATATAGCCAGATTCTCATGGTTTGACAAGGCTTCAACCATGACCCCTACCCTATCTGAGGTACAAAATTTGTTCTCTCCAGCTCTTAGGTCTTTGACCATCGACCCAATCGCCAGTTCCACGCATACCTAAAAACATAGTCATTTACCTCCATAATTTATATTATGTTATGCAGTTGTAGGAGCAGCAGTCGTTCCAGCATATGTAAGTGTCTGGGAAATTGTCCACCAGTGGAGTCCGTCAGAATAAAGAAGTACTTGATCACCAGCTCCATTAAGTATGATGTTAGACCAAAGCTCACTATCGTCCCTATCTTGAACAGTAACAGTGTTTGTACCATCTGCATCACGAGCCAAGATGGAATAAAATCTGCCTTTTGCCTCAGAGACTCTCGGCAAAGTAATTGTTATTGGCCCTGATGTTGGATCAGCACTTGGACGAACTACATAATCATAAGTGTTCATAAAATAATTGGCAGTAGGATTTACATATTTGTCTACTACCTCCCTATAATGTTGAGCATTTTTATCTTCAAGTCCCATAGTTTTTACCTCCCTAAGACTTTGTTCATTTCTTCCAATTCAGAAAGAAGTGGTTCAACTTCTGGTTTTACATGCTTGGTTTTTGCACTAGATCGTTTTCTAGGTAATCTAGGTGATTTTTTGTTATTAGTTTTATTAACCGCCTTTTTATGTAAATCTAGGCGCTTTCTTACTTCATCACCTACAATTTCCAATATTTCATTATATTGTTTGTCAGGATTTTTAGATGCCAATTCTTCAAACACAGATGCAACAACTTTCTTGAACGGTTTTAGATCTTGATTTTGCTCATAGAATTGTTCACTGGCTTTTTGAAGATTTGAAATTACAGCTATGTTTGTCTTTACTATGTCTGGAATAGATCTTAAAATGCTTTCACCAAGAACTTTCCTTGTATCTGTTATAGCTTGTTGATAAACCTTGTTAAGTAACTCATTTAATTTTTCAGGATCTTCAGATAATTCTTCAGTGTCGATATCTTCTATAAAATTCTTATTTTCAATCGCTATAGGTGCTTCAGTTGACGGTGCTTCAGTTGATGGCTTATGATTGGATTTTATTAAAGATTTTAATTCCTCTATTTCAGCCTTTAAAGAAGTTATTACATCATCTGGAGCATCAGTAGATGGAGCATCTGTTGACGGTTCATTTGTTGTAGGTACTTCAGTTGAAGGATTTTCAGTTACAGGTGAGTCAGTAACGGAAGTTTCTGTAGTAGGAACTTCTGTAGATGGATCATCAGTAACTACGTCATTATCATTGTCATTATCAGAACCTGCCAAGAATTTGTTCATAGTATTTATTTCATCATTAAAGTTTTCCATAAAGTCCTCCAATAATAGATTGTTTAAATTTTAAATAAACTATTTAACAGCATCAAGACGCCATAGTTCTTTCCAATAGCCTTGAGTTGTAGCACCATCTCCACCAATGTTGATTAATGCAAGAACATCATTTCGATGAGCATCAAAGGTAGTTCCTTTAGGTAGTTGATTTAGATAAAAGCCACCATCTGTTTCGTTACCATCTACAAATCCAATGTCATTGTCTTGCATTATGAAAATCTTTATTTGTCCTTCAATGCCATTAGAAATGTGTGCAAGGTCAGAGGTACCTAAGCTATCAACCAACACAATTTCGATAGCTGTTTCACTCAAATCTGTGCCAACAACCAAAGTTGTAGTGCCGCCTGAGAGAGTAGTGTTTGTTATAGCTACGTCACTAGCACTTAATTCAAGTGTGTTTAGAGCAGTTCTTGTTTCCCTAATATATTTAGCTAGTTCAGAAACTAACACTTGATCAGTCGGTTTCGTTGCGTCTAGAGTCATTTTCTTGCTCCTTAGATTCTATTATTGAAAGAAAGATGTCAAGAATTCCTAACACATAATCCACAGCTTTTTGTCTGCCGTTTAAATCTCCTAAGTGTAACAAGACAGTTGCAGTAGAAGGATTGTCAGAAGCTGATTCATCAACTATTGAAAGCATTTCTGCGTTAAAACTTTCTTTCCACATATTTAGTTCATTAACTATGTCTTTCCATAGAATAGATTCCTTAAAATCCAGAATTTGTTGTTTAGTTGCCCTAACAGATAAGTTATTCATTTAGTTCTCCTACAGGTATTATATTTCCTTTATTAGCTTCATTTATAACCTGTTCATCAGGCATAGTCTTTTTCGTGAAATCTTCTACATTCTTAGCTCCAAGTTGCTGTGCTATGTAAATGAATATTCTTGTTACATCAAACTGTTGAATTAACTCAGGTGATTGACTTATGACTTTAAATAAAGAAATCCAAGCATCTGAGAAGTTACCTCCAGGAATTGAACCATCCCTTACGATTAAATCATAGTTTATTGCTAAATCGTAAGGTGATACATGCACTCTGTCTCTACCAAAAGTACGTTTTAATTGATCTGAATAACGTCCTACAATTTTTACATAAGTTTCTTTTGACATATATTGCTGTGTATGAGATGCGAACATAGTACCTATATCTTGCATAAATTGAATGCCTATTAACATAGCTATACGTTGCAATCTACTAACGGCAGAATTTCTTGTTCCTTGAAATTCGGAACTAGTCAAACGCTCAGGACCTGATTGTCTAAGAGTGCCCATCATAGATTGATCAGCACCACTTATACGATCCATCCATTGAGTTATGTAAGCACTATCAGAGATGTTTAAACGAGTTATGTCGTTGATAGTTAGTTGTTGAACAGCTTTGTCAACTCCTCTTCCCCACGCTGGTTTTCTTAACCTTATTAACTTTCCTGCTTTTGGATCTTTTAAATCATTTATATTGATAAGATAAGGATCTACTACCAACATATCGTTTATAGCTTTTCTAACATTCTCCAGGTGAGAATTGAATAGAAAATCTAACGTATGTTGTAGTCCGTAAAGTACTTCCAAACGACCTATTGGAGTAATTGAATAGCCATCGAATTCAGGTGAAGCAACAGCTATTGGATACATTCCGTGATTGTGATCTGCTTTTTCACAAGCTATTATAATATCATCAGAGGCAAGTTCAAAGTACCACTTTTCAGGATATTCACCATCTGATAAACCCCACTCGGAAGGAATAAGAGTTATATACATTTTTATAACATCTATAGGCGTTGTCACGTTGTAGGTGTTCCTAGCCAAATTTGAAGACTTGTTATACCTTGTTTGTCTATCACTTTTATCAAGGGCTAATTCAGACCTTTTGTCTTTTTTCCTTTTTAAATACTTTACATTGAATAAGTTAGAATCTGGTTTATTTTCCTCAGAAAGTAAATTCATGTAGTTATCACGATCTACCCAACCAACAAATTCACCATCTTGAATATTTACACTTGAAACAGATGGATCAGGTAACCACATGTAAGGGTCTATGTTAGTTAGATCATTACCTTCGAATAATAAATCGTTGATTAGAAAAGTATCTTTTTGTTCAATCTGGCCAATTCCAGATTTGGTAATTGAAGTTGTTTTAACAAGCCTCTTTCCATAAACTTGCTTCCAACCAGGTATTGCTATACCTATTCCATATGCAAGAGAATCACGTAAAACAGTGTGGAGGTTTAATAGGACTTTATTCTTTATACAATGGAGTCTTATAACAAGTTCCATTAACATAGCACCGATAGTGTCACTGTCTTCTACTCCTTCATATTGGAACATAGGGTCTTGAAAAAAAGCCATTGTTAAGTAAGTTAATAAAGCCTCAAGCATTGAATAGCTGTAAGGAAATACTATTGTAACAGGCTTTTTTGGATCTTTTGATTTTAAAGCTTTTTCACTATCACTTAATGATATGTAAGCTGTTAAAGTTCTATCTATTTCTCTCCATTGGTCAAATCTTTTAGACATTTCATTGCGAGAGGCTGTAGCATATCTCCATATACGATCACGGAGTTTGTTGTGTAGATCACTGCCAGGACGTAGGTCTAAGTCATAAGGATAGTTGTAATTGTAAGATTCTTTTTCGTACATAGAATCTTTCCAAGAACTTGGCTCTCCAGTTATTATATAAGGCATTTATGCTGTCCTCTTCCAAATGTATATTACAAAGAATGGTGGTAAATTGTTGTTTGTAGTGGATGTTACTGTAGCTGGATTCACATCATGGTTGTGAGAATTTGAAGCTACATTTGTAGTAGGACCAAAATTGTTATTGTTTACAACTTTTGTATCATTAGGTCCTGATGATGTAGTGTTTGGAATATCTACTTCATGCGTATGAGTTTTAGACCCTCCAGAGTTTTCTGCAGAAGCAAAAGATGGATCGGAAGAATCTTGGCCTATTAAGAATTGTCCTTTAGATATTTGAACCCAAGTTCCGAAACCTAATAAAGTTGCTGGATTAGTTGAGACAACGCTGAGGAATACCGAACCTATAGGCCAAAGAAATTCCATGTCGCATAGTCTTAGTACATCATTAGGTTCACTAGGAGGCCCTGATTTTATGGTATGGTCTGTTTCAAATGCTGCATCGTAATCAGCATCGTCATAAGTTAATACGTCCTCTAATGAGCCTATTCTTATAGTTCTAATAGCCATTTTTATTTCCTATTCTTAACCTCGCAAGTTCCCAAACATAGTCATATAAATGCAGACCCTTGCTTGCAGCAATAATCTCACCATCTTCAACACCTATTTCGGAAGACATGTATTCCTTTAAAAGTTGTATCGCACCAAGATTGGCGGGAAAACCATTCCATAGATCCCAGGATCTGAAATATACAAAGAAATGTAATTTACCATCCTTGATACGTGTATCTATTCCCCGCAGACACGGAGGATTATCAAGATATATTGACTGCTGATCGCCAATGAGCATGTATGCCTGGTTGGTACCATGCCCTTCCTCCCTGTACATGCGTATAACCTCATTGATCTGTGGCTCAAGATATTGACCGTATGTGTATTCCTCACCAGGCTGCTTTGCAGATGTCATAAGATATGGGAGATATTGCTCAAGATATCCCTCTGAGACAGGATTAGGAATTCCCAGTGCAGGAGGAATGTCTGGCAGCAGGGGCCTGGTAGAAGGATATTTTATATGCACGGTTACATAATCAAACTCAAGACGTCTCTGACCCTTATAACTTCCCCTGTCTATAATGTACTCATGACCTGTCTCAAGCAGCCTGTATACACATTGAAACCATGCATCAGGTAAGTCCCGGGCAACAATAAATTCCGGCTTCATTTTATCTGCCCCTCTTAAAGCCCAGCATGGCGAGAAAGTGCCTGTAAATACTCTGCAATCTTGATAAGCTTATTATCTAACCGATATATCTTTATTACCAAAGGTATATCAGATGATTCAGACTCGTTTCTTGTAGCCAGCTTTTCATCTATCTGTTTAAGAGATTCAAACACACCTTCTTCCAAAATCGGAGTAAATTGTTGGAATAATTGATCCACAAAATTCTGTACGTCGTCCAGAGTAACATTATGCTCGTCAAGAGCAGCCATTATCTTAGACTCTTTTACCGCTTTCTCATTAAGCATTTCTTCCTCCTCTTTACTAAAAAATTTACAGGATAATGTATTCATATTAACGTATTCATATGGAAAATGTACCGGTAAATTATCCTTTGGACAATCCGGACAACAACAAATTCCATCAGACTTATCTAAATAAATAAACCATTCACAGTCTTCACAAGTAGACATTTTTCATATCCTTATTCCATATCTTGTGAAGTAAGTTTTACAGTTCTTCTATTTTTCCATTCTGCTTGCTTTCCAACATTCCAGTTGTTAACTGGTCTCATATAGCCTACAATTCTTGAGTACACTTCTGTCTTTCTGTGTAATGCCCGATTTTTAGCAAAGCAGTTATCACATTTTAACAGATTGTCTCCCCAATCTGTAAAATAGAGTGCGCCTCCTTGCACTGTTAATTTGCCATTGTCATCGACGTCTGTATTGATTGTAACTTCTTTTCCACAATCGTAGCAAAGACCTCTAAAACCGAGTTTGTTTGTCTTATACTTTATGAAAAGATTTTCTAAAGTTTTTAAATCATCTGTCATTGTTGTCCTCTTGATAAAATCTTATTGCTTTTCATTCTTTGTTTATTTTAAGATTGTTTAAAATTTAAACGATTTAATTAATAAAGCTAATATGCCAATTAAGTTTAAACATAAAGCTGTTAATGAACTTATTAACCAAAATCTTAATTTTTCCACAGTGTGTTCCAAGATTTCCAAACGTTTATCTATACGTTCATGTCTTTCGTTACAAAGTTTAGAAATATAATTGTCCATTAGATAATTCTCCAACCTTCTAATGGCTGTTCGTAGGTTAATTCTTTATATTCGTCTTCGCAGTTATCAATGGAGTCATTGCAACCGAAATATCTATCGCCGAGTTCAAGCATTTCAATTATGTAAGCTAAAGCATCCATTAAGTCCCAAAGTGCAGAACGTGGAAAACTTAATAATTGCTGCTCGAGTTTCTTTATAGTTGCACAAGAAGCATTATGGTATATGTAGCCATTTCTATAATATGGAGCAAGTTCTTTTATTCTTAATTCCTTCTTCATACCGCCCCTAGCTTTTAACCAAACAAGTTCATAAAAAGTTCCTCGTCGAAACATCTCGTTTTTTATAGGTTGTTTAATAAACTCGTTTAATGAAGTTTCTTCAATGCCAAGAACTTTTGCATTTAGCATCTGAGCCATTCCGAATAGAGCGTCATAGATTTCATCTGGATAAAGTTTTTCACTTATTGCATCTCGAACGTATAATTTGGCGTTTGCTAAATCTATGCCTATTCCAACGATAGCGCTTTCGGCAGACTGGATTTTTACAGTTTTTGCCGGATCAAGAATTACAACAGTTTCGATGTTATTATCTTGTTGGACTTCCACATCGAGTAATTTTAAATCTTGTTCACGAGGAGCTCTTTCAGGTGGTAAGTTGTAATATTTAAAATATTGCTGTTGAAAAGCTGAGTCTTTAGTAGATATCGGCAAGTTACGATATTCCCTGAAAAATACATCAGTTTGTCCAGCATTTACGTGGTCCTGCCATTCTTTTTCTATGTCCGCTTTAGACATAAATTCAGGAGCTGTTGGATTAAAGTCATCATCGCAAGCTTCAAGACGGACACTTTCCCATTCAGGAGAATCGAGTAATTTTTGTAACACAGAATCTTCATGTTTAAGGGTGTCGATGTAGACTATTTTCCAGTTTTTGTTTAACCTAGAAACGGCTTTAACTACATCGGCATATAGCCACTTGTGCCACCTTTCCCTTATTTCATCATTTTCTATTTTCTCAGGATCTTCTAGATCATCTATTACAATCAATCCAGGACGATCGTTTTTGTATAGAACTCCACGAACTTGCTGTCCAGCACCACGAGGCCAGACTAAAGTATCATAAGCAACCCAAGATTTTTTACTGAAAACTTCTTCAAAATCACCTGTTAAATTTTGAGCCTTTACACTGCCGAAGAATGCTTTTATTATTCTGTTAGAAGTTAACTCACGTCGAAGATTTTCAGTTTGTAAAGACGCAGCATCGTGGCTTTTGTTTATGTAGACTATGAATTTGGTTAGTCTAAATAAAATGTGTCTAGCTATTAAGGCCAGAGCAACAATACTTGTTTTTCCCCAACCACGAGGTGCAGCAATGGCTACTTTATTCGCAGGGCTGTCTATTAAGTTAAATATCTTTCCATGAATATTTTCTGCAAAAGGTGCATAGAAACGTTCTGGAAAAAAAGTCTTTGCAGTCATACGAGTGCTGATAGAGCAAAGAGATAAGATGTTAGTTAATTTTTCTGAATTGGAAGACATTTAGTAACCATATCTAGATGTTGAAGAAATTAGTACTATCAGAGTATAGTCAGTTTCATAAATTCAACTAACTTTAACAACTTAAGGTAATATTCCATACTCCCCAAGCGTTGAAATAGCCTCCCAGTAAAAAGAAATGTCTATGTCTCCAGTTGAACTTATAACATCAAAAACAATATCAAAAGAATTACATGTTTTATTTATGACCATAATATTACCAATTTTACAATTTGATTGAGTTGATACTGTTACTAAAACATTATAATG